TTGCTCTTTACCGGCATCAGTACCGTTGTTCCAGAGCTCACTGTTGTACTCACTAACGGGATCCTTCTGGTTGAGGGTAGTAAGCGAGTTCTCAATGTACCAACCACCTTTTGCCTGGAAGGCGTGGCTGTACATCTTTACGAATGGCATATCTTCGCCATCGGGAGCGGGAAGAAAGCGAATGACAGCATAGCCGTTCTGGGCTTTGTCACACTCAAGCTTCCAATACTTGTCGTCGGCTGTGTTGCCGCCGTTGTTCATTTTCTCAGCTTCCTTAACTAGCTTCTGTGTTAGGGCGCCGAGGGTGGACTGCTTCTTTAGCTTGGAAAAATTAGACATTTGGATTCGTTGGATAGATTGGATTGCTGGCTGTACTTGTCGTGATGACCTCTATATTATAGAGGTTAACCTGTGGGATGCCAAGCCCATGTGACAGTTTATAGTAGTGTCACATTAACTCTTCTTGGTTACGGATATCAACTTCTAGATCAATCAAGCTCTGCTCTACGATATCGAAGACTGAGATGGGGTCGTTGAGGTCAACGTCATAGCCACATTGCTCAAAGTGTGTAAGGATTTCCACTACCATGGTTCGGGCACCTTCCGATTCTGGGCAGAGCTGGCAGCGGAAGAACATATTCTTCTGCTTCTTATGTAATTCCTTTAAAGTTTTTAAGTTTTCTTTTTGTTGCTCAAGTGTAGCATACTCGATAATGTTTGAGAACATCATGACTTCCATCTGCAAGTCCATAATATCCTCCAATGCTGACTGGACTACTTCGGATTCTACAAAGGCATCAGTCATTGATCATATTGCGAATGATTTTTTTGCACTTGGCTATATCAATATTTATAAAAGGCTTATATTTTTGAACCTTCATACTGACGGTTTCCCACACAGGATCAGTAAGTTTCTTATCGAATACCTTAGTATAATTGAAGATAAGATCCAAAATTGTTACTGTTTCTACAGAGACCTCTCCTGAGAGATACATCTTTAGTATTGGGGGGTGACCTTTAGTGCAGTCAAAAATCTTATCTAGTGACATGGAACTCAAAAGCTGATCGCATTCCTGAGTAAATGTGTAAGTAAGACTCTGGTGTTTCTTGGTTAGGTTTTGATAATTTCTTTCACCACTCTGGATAATCTCGCCGACCCAAACAGCTGAGGGATTATCAGTAGCTACAAAGTTTGAGATGAAATACATTTTGATTTCATCGTCAGACAACTTACGACTCATGCGTTCAAAGAAGTACTTGTCTCTTCGCTTATTGAAAGCAGACACAGAAGATCTTGTCTTGCCATTGTACTTAAAGAAATCATACTTCATATCAGTGAAGTGCTTCTTCATAGCCAGGTAGGTAGTATAAACCTCGTAAGGTGTCATTAGTCCTCTCCTGAGTCTGCTTTTCATTCTGGTAGGTTCATAAAGGAAGTCTAGCCTTACTACCACCTCTGGCTTTCATAAAGTTTAAGCGTGTGGCATCTGCCTTTAGCTTTTCCTTGAGAGGCTTCGTCATTAGCTTAGAGATAGAGTCTACTTCAACATTCTCCTTTTCGCAATAGAAAAGAATGGCATCAATGTAGTTCATCTTCTCATGTAAAACGATCCGCTCAATCTCATAAGAAAATTTGATGGGAGTAAGGAACTTTTCCTCTAAGACCTTTTCTAGTTCCTTCTTTTTACTCATAGGTCTTTAGTTTGTCGTTTACAAATTTGCGAATGTACTGGTCAAGAAGCTTGACGTGACCAAATACATCACGCTCTTCATAGACCTCAAGATCTCCATCTTCACATGCCATAATAATTACAAGCTTCTTGGCTTTGATACCAGTCAATTCATAAAGCATACAGGCATAAGCAGCAGCCTGAACGAAGTAACCTTCGATCCACTTGCGAGGCTTTACCTTTGCGGAAGTCTTAAAGTCAATAATAGATAGTTCCCCTTCATACTCAGCAATACAGTCTACCGTGCCAGCAATTCCTAATTTCAAGCTATACATTGATCGCTCTTGGGCGATGATGTTATCAATTTTGTTTAAAGCAGGTTTAGCTGTATTAAAAAGTATGTTTGCAATAGGGACCTTCACTTTTGGCAAGGGCTCATTGTTCAAATAATGTTCAGTAAGGGTGTGCATATCTGTACCCCTTCTGGTTGCCTTGCCGGATATGCGGTTGGCTTCTTCCTCACCAACACGCTTGCGCCACTCTATAATCTGCTCCTTCTTCCAATGAGAGGTAACAGATGTGATCGACACAAGCTTCACTAGCTCACCAATATCTTCACCGGGTACTTTATAGTACCTCACACCATCGATAGTTTCCCTATCAAGGTTCGGTAAATCTACTGGCTTATGATTAAAAGGCATATCCCAATAATAAGATATACCTATTATAGCATAGATTATATGTCGATGCCAGACTCATGCTTCGCAAGGAGATATTCCTTACACAAACCTGAGCGAACAATATCATCTAGACCAAATTCAACCTTACTAATTGAAGGCATAGCTTCTAAGATTCTCATGAAGTCCATGATGCCAGTCTTTTCAGACGCCTTTGTTAGGTCAGTCTGGGTAGCGTCACCACAGAAATGAATCTTACAGTCTTCACCTACACGTGTCATGATGGAATCAAGCTCGTGACCTGTCATGTTCTGGAACTCATCAACGATGATGATACAATCGTTGAGAGTGGTACCACGTAAGAACGAGGTAGACCAAAAACTGATTGTCTCCTGAGCTTTCAAGTTACCGTAGAGCATCTCGAACTCAGCATCACTTTCCATGAGGAACATATACTTAACCATGTTCTTGTATGGAATTTGATAGAGAGCTGCCTTATCGTCATGGTCACCGGGAAGGAAACCAATCTCTCTTGTTGCTACAAGTGATCTAACAATGTAGACTTTCTCATAAGGGCTTCTTTCGTCAAGTACCTCTTCTAATGCTTTGTATAGTGTAATAAAAGTTTTTCCTGTACCAGCGCAACCATATGCAACTAGGTTCTGTCCTTTATCATACTCATCAAAAAGATACTTTTGATTATCTGTAATTGGCTCGACCTGTGTGAGGCGGTCGGTATTGATAGGCTTCTTCCTACGCATTTGTTTTGCAGTGAGACCTACGCCAATTGGATTGTTGGGCTTACGATTCTTTCTTGCAGGCATTTTCTTTTGTAGTAAACGACAAACTCAACCAGGAATTAGATCTTCTTGACTCGTGATCCGGGTTGTTCTCCAGCTTTACCAAGGATATCATTCCATCCGGCATGCTTTTTGATTAGTTTGTCTTTCCATTCACCAACCTCAGCAGCAGCGGCTGTGCCATAAGACCAGTCGCGTTGCCAGTCTGGGTTGGCTTCATACCATTCCATGATTTCATGGACGCTACATTCGACGACCTTAGTCTCGCCTGTAGTCTTATGAATTACATCATACTGAGCCATTCAAATCTCCTATGATTATGATTTATTTATGGGGCTAAACGTGCTTTATGAAGTCTTTTTTCTTCATAATACGTAAAGATTTGTGGAACCCATAGCTTAGTGGGTTCAATCATTGCCTCGCAGAGTGCCTGAATCTCTAGCTGGGCATCCATCTTTGCACGAAGATCTAAGAAGTGTAGTAATGCACGTAGACTGAAACTAACTACGAAGTTCTGGCGAATGTTTTGTGGAAGATAATCACGTAGATGCTCTTCACTCACACCCTTCTCACGAAACATGTATGCATAACGCTCTGAGGCAGCTCCACAACGCCCTAGCTCAGCCATATAATCGCTTTCGGTCCAATCATACTTCTTACCTTTACGGTTGGTGTAGAAGCCAGGAGGGCGCACGTAGAAGACTTCTTCTACAGGTAGCTTACGATCCGCAACCTTTAGTACGCGCTTGCATGTGTAGCGCTGAGACTGAACGTCAAAGCTTACACCGACACGGTGAGTACGTGCCTGAACAATTACGTTATGAACGAAACCAGAGCAGCTGAAGGTGATAGCGGGATGCTCAAGAGGACCCCAGTGACCACGACCATTAGATAGGAGCTGATCAATGACCCATTCACCTGCCTCAGTTTCGAGAGGGATCTGGGTGTCTTCGATTGGTAGCTCACTGTAATCATTTTTACCACCCATATAAACCAACTGCTGTGGGTTAGGTGTTTGACGGAGCATGACCACTCTCTGTAGAGGATCAAGCTCTAGTAGATCGACGGCTTTAACAGGCTTCATAGGTCGTCAGGAATATTTGAATACATGTTTAGGATGAGTTCGTCCGTGGACATCTCAGTAGGTTCCTGTTCCTCATAGACAGTCTCGCTGATCTTATGAGTTTCCTCTTCGGAGTATGCAATTTGTTTCATCTCATCGAGAAGCATTTCCATACTCTGGATGAGAACCTTGAGTTTTTCGCGGTCCATAGTTAGATTCTATCTTATAGATTATAGCACAAAAAAAGGGAGCCGGAGCTCCCTTAGAATCAGCAGCAGAGTGCCATCTGTAGCTGAGCTAACTTAAGAGCTCTCTGCTTGAGGATACGCTTGCGAATAAGTACTAGTTGATTCATCAGTTTGCCTCCATCTTTACAACGGAGGAGTGCTTGATGCCACGATATACCTGAGGTACACGTACATAAGCTGAGTCACGCTTAACGTGACGCTCGGTGTCATAAGAGACACCACGATAAACTACTTTAGCCATTGGTTTATTCTCCAAAGAAATGAATGTGTTTAGACATCCGTTCCTTGAAGATATGTTTGCGGGGTAGAGAGATTAGATCTACCCTGAACGATTACCCGTTCCGCATATCTCTACTTGCGTCCCATTCAGTTCTAATCTCGTTGATATAAA